GTATCAACTAGCTACCACTGCTGAAAATCAAACCGAGGTTGATGCCGCTGAAGCGCAGAACGCAGCCGCTAATGCAGTCAAAGCATTACTTGATGAACTAACAGCAGCAGAGAGAGTTGCACTTGATGATCAACGTGTGACTGACGGCCTTGCATTGCTGGTCAGCATGGAACTCCTAGGGCCTGAACGACCTGCTGAAATTACGGCATACGACCGTCCTTTTCCTGAGGTGAGCTGATGACACTTGTTTTGGAATCAGGCATTACTCTGCAATCCCCTAGCAACAGTATTTGGAAAATCACTAGCGATCAGGTCAACCCACCTGGGGATGCTGCAATCACTTATGACATCACAAATGCTGGTGGTGTTTTTAATTTAAGGTCTACTGGTGCTGTTGATTACGAGATTGAATGGGGCGACGGTAATGTTGAAATCAGCACGCTTAACACGCTGCCACATACTTATGCAGCTGGTGATTATACGCTTGGTGTTTATAGTGATGGTGTTTATAGGCCATACTTTAATAACGTAACTGCTGATGCAAGTCAGATCACGTCTGTTGTTATTGGTCCAGGGGCTAATTTAGGGACAGACATAACAAACGCTTGGTACGGTGCAAATAACATGACCGACTTTAACGCTGCTTTTGGCGTTACTGCTGGTGTGACTAACTTTATCAATACTTGGCGCAGCTGCGCCGGCCTTACAAGCTTCCCCTTGATTAACACTTCAAGCGGGACTAATTTTAGCTTTGCTTGGCAAACCTGCACAGGGCTTACCAGCTTCCCGGTGCTCAACACTTCAAGCGGGACTAACTTTTTCGCTACTTGGTACGGCTGCAACAGCCTTGCTGATTTCCCCGCCAACATGTTTGACACAACGGGAACACTTGTGGCTAATGCGTTTGCTTTTGCTTGGCAACTCTGTGCACTCACCGCGCAATCAATTGAGAACATTCTTGTCTCACTAGATACTAACGGTGCTACTGGTATCACACTGGACATCAATGGTGGCACTAACGCTAATACCTCCACATGGTCAGCTGCTGCTAATGCAGCTTGGCTGAGTCTTGATGCCAAGGGCTGGGACATCACTCAGAATGGACCTGACCCTACTTAAATGACTACTAGGCGCGAACAAATCCTGGCGCAGATTGCCACGACACTGGCCAGCACCGCTGGCGTTAATGGGAGGGTGTACAGGTCAAGAGTGACAGCGGCTGCAAGGGCTGAGACTCCGATGATCGTGATTGAGCCAGTGAATGATGTTGCGCAGCAGCAGACTTCCTTGCCAAAGCTTGACTGGACAATGCGGGTGAGAGTCGTTGTGATTACTAGGTCAACAACTCCCTATACAGATGCAGATTCGGTAATCGAATCGATGCACTCCAAACTTATGGCTGATTTGACTCTGGGTGGATTGGCGATTGATATTCAGCCTGTTTTGACAAGCTTTGAGTTTCTTGATGCAGACCAACCTGCTGGCGTGTTTTCTAACGAGTACGACGTTAAATACAGAACATCAGTAGCAGACCTTACTTCCTACTAAGGTTTAAGCAGTTGCAAGGATTACGATGAAAGACGAGTACAGCGGTCAAGGTGGGTCGTATCTTTTCGATCCAGAAACCGGAAAACGCACTCTGATCAAGCGAACACTTCCCGCCGACACCCCACAAGAAAATGGCACCACTTCTTCTACGGAAACGACTGATTCTGATCGAAACAGAGTCGAGCTACGGAGTCGATCCGACTCCAACAGGAACCGACGCGGTTTTGGTGAGGGATCTGAACATCACCCCGCAGCAAAGTGAAGTTGTTGGACGTGATTTAATCCGTCCTTACTTAGGCGCTTCTGAACAGTTGCTGGCTAACACTCGCGTTGAATGTACTTTCAGCGTTGAGTTAGCGGGGTCTGGCACTGCTGGCACCGCGCCTCAGTACGGTAAGGCTCTTCAGGCTTGTGGCCTTAGCGAAACTGTTGCTGCTGGCGTTAGTGTCACTTACGCACCAGTAAGTGCAGCTTTTAGTTCAGTCACCATTCACTACAACATTGATGGTGTTCGCCACAAAGTGACTGGCGCTAGAGGAACCTTTACCTTGAACGGAAGCGTAGGTGAAATCCCCACGATTGACTTTACGTTTACTGGGATCTATAACGCTCCTGATGACTCAGCACTGCCTAGCGTCACCTACGCAGACCAAGCAACACCGCTGATCTTCAAGAACGGCAACACAGACACCTTCTCCTTGCTTTCTTACTCTGGCTGCCTGCAGTCAATTAGTTTTGACATCGGCAACTCTGTTGTTTACCGCGAGCTGATTGGATGCAACAAGGAAGTGATCATTACTGATCGCCAAGCCAGCGGAAGCGTGAGTATGGAGATGATTTCGATTGCCACGAAGGATTATTTCACTGCTGCGCTGACTGACAGTGCGCTGGGCAACCTCACGTTCCAGCACGGCACAACCGCAGGGAACATTGTTGATTTTGCTAGTACCCGGATCGACATTGGGGACGTAAGCTATGCCGACCAAGACGGCATTGCGATGCTAAACATTCCATACACTGCGATTCCGTCAACGGCAGGGAACGATGAGTTGACGCTGGTGTATAGTTGATCCGAGGGAGCCAAGGCCGTGTTGGAGAGCACGGCTTTTTTATTGCTGTAAGCTAATTGCAGTTAAATTTGCTCAATGGCATTCGTCCGCAAAAAGGTCAAGACTTTCAAGTGGCCTGTAACAGTAGAAGAACCTGCTGATGGCGGGGTATTTGATGAATCCAGCTTTGACGCAGTATTCAAAAGAGTTCCACGGTCTGAGTTCCAGAAGCTTGCAGACAAAGGCGACCTTGAGCTGCTAAAAGCTGTCATGACTGGATGGGAAGGTATCGAGGACGAAGATGGGAAGCCGTTGCCGTTTTCCCAGACAGCAATGAAAGAATTTGCTGATGATCCGTATTGGATTCGTGGCGTCCTGAAGGCATATACGGAAACTTTTGAAGGCGCAAAACTGGGAAACTAAAAGATGCCGTCAAGTATTGGGCGAATGGCGGCAAAAAAATAGAAGACAAAAGTGAAGATGACGCAGCGGCATTTGGTTTGAAGCCGTTGCGTCAGACGGCTCCTAAAGAGGAGCATTTTGAGGTGTGGGAAGAAAATTGGGAAGCGTTGATGATGTTCTTGCGGATGCAAACGCAATGGACCGTCACGATGGGAGGTTACGTTGGTTTGAAATATGAGGTTTTGCTAGGTGCGTCGGGACTGATGTCCCTTTATGATGTAGAGAATCCCCGTGAGATGCTGGAGAGCCTTCAAGTAATGGAAGCTGCTGCACTCTCTGAGCTGAACAAGAAAGATGCCAAGTAAGAAAGTCTCACCAGTTGATATTGTACTTAGCATTAAAGGCAGCGAAAAGCTGCAAAAATTAAACAGCTCGTTTCGCGATCTATCAAAGCAACTCAACAAGCTTTCAGCCGGAGACCTTCAAAAAGCAACTGATGATGTACGAAAGTTTGCTGCAGAGTCTGGCAATAGCGAAGCGACGATAAGGGCTCAGATTAAAGCGTTTGAAGGCTTGCGTTCTCAAGCCGCTATGGGCGGCAAGGTTTACCGCGAGCTTGGTGCAAGTATTATAGATTTAGGACTAACCCTTAAGGGGTCTAGTGCGCAGATAGAAGAGCAAAGATCCGCGTTACTGGAAATAGGGTCCGCCGCTTCTTCCAGTTCGGCGCAAATAAAAAAAGCAATTGACGGTCTTAAGCAATTAAGGAATCAAGCGTCTCAGGACTCTCAAGCATTCTTTGGACTTTCAAAAGAAATTGATGAGTTGACAAAAAAAGTCAACTCACTTGACGCTGCACTAGAACAAAACGCAAGCCGAAACAGGGCTAGGGCTGCTTCTGTCACAGGAGTTTTGGCGAAGTATGAAGCCATTGCGAGAAAACAAGCCCAAGCGGCAAAAGAAAGAGAGGAAATTGTTAGAGGTGAAGTCATAGCTCTTAGCGAAAAAGGTAGGGCTACCGAAGAGCTTGCGAAGAAAGAAAATCAATTAACTGCAGCGATAGCGAGAAGGAAGCAGCTAGGCGTTCAAGAGACTGCTCGCGAGGCTAGAAGATCAGTAAGAGCTGGTGCTCAAGTTTATACAGGCAAAACAGAGCTTGGCCCTATAGATGCACTTGACCGGCGATTAGGCGATCTACCAGCCACCACTGCTGCTTTTTCTCAAAGGCTCACTGAACTGCAAGATCGGTTGATAAATACTGTCAGATCAAGCGATCAATATGTTGCTGTTGCGTTGCGTATTGCACAGGTGCAGCGAGAGGCAACAGCGACAGCTCAGGGATTAGGCGCTGCGCTGGTAAAAGATTTAGCTAGCGGCAATACGGTTAGAAATCAAAAGAATCTGCGTGAAGCTATTGGCCAGCTTCAAGCTGAGATGAATGAGCTGAATACAGAGACAGCTGAAGGTTCATCTAAGTATGCAGAAAACGCAAGACAGGTTAATAATTTACAGAAAGAATTGAACGAGATCGCTGGCAGTTACCGCAATGTGACTGACATGGCGAGGCAGGCTTCTACTGCCCAAGGCGTTTATGCGAACACTTCTGTCGCTAGCAACTATCTTCGTCGAGGTATTGTCAGGCAGCAAGAGGCTGCTAGGGCTGAGCTTGGTGCAGCCGTTAGGGCAGGCGTGGCTTCAACGCAGCTAGCGTTGCCTGCTGCAGGTCAGACCACAGCTCCGGGTACTGGGCTGGCCAGAAGCGGAATGGCTCGCGGAGTCTTCGATTTAACAGGCAATGTCACTAGAGGACGACCAGTCCCCGCTGACTTCCCCGGCTTAAAAGAAGACGCAGCTGCGTTACCAACAGCTGCGACTGGCGTAAATGCCGCTTTAGGGATGAGCGAGCCAATAAAGAAGCAAGCGAATGCGCTAAGAGAAGCTGCCACTGCCTACAAGCCATACAACGCAGAGATAAGAAAGGCTAAAGCCGCAAACAATGGAAGTATTTCTGGCATAAATAACCTTAAAGCTGCTCTGGAAAGGAAGCGCAACGAGCTGCCTACAACCACGGCTGCATTTAAGCGTTTAACCCAGCAAATTGAAAACCTTGACAGGCAGTCGGAAAAAGCTAGTAAAGGCATGAGCCGCCGCAGGTTCTCCCCCGGCAAGGCCGCCCAGGTTGCTGGCGCGACGCTCTCGGGCGGTATCTTTGGCGGCCCTGAAGGATTTCTCGGTGGTGCGCTTGGTGGTGCGCTTGGTGGTGTTGGCGGGTCTTTTGCTGGTGCTGCACTTGGCGCTCAGGTAGGTCAGCTCAGACAGCAGCTTGGTGGGTTTGCTGAGTATGCGGCGAGCATTGAGAAACTCAAAATCGCGTTGAATGGTATTGCAGGTGACGCAAGTAATTACAACCGAGCACTGCAAGCCGCTGCTGATGTCACAAAAGAATTAAACATTCCACAAGAAGTTGCTATCAAAGGAATCACTCGACTTACAGCCGCAGTAAAAGGTGCTGGCGGTGGCATTGCTGATGCAGAACTTGCGTTCAAGAACATCAACTCTGCAATTATCGCTACGGGCGGCGGAGCAGAGCAGGTTGAAGGAGCCGTAACTGCGCTCGTTCAGATTTTCTCGAAGGGCAAAGTCAGCGCAGAAGAGATCAATCAAATTGCAGAAAGACTGCCTGGCACATTTAACAAAATTGCTGAAGCGTCAGGCAGGACCGGCCCAGAACTAACAAAAGCTTTACAGCAGGGTGAGGTCGGCCTGAATGATCTAATGAAGTTCTTGGTTCAACTGGGTGGTGAATACGGCGAATTGGCTGAAAAGATTGCCGGGTCTTCCGAGTCAGCTGGAGCAAGGTTGACGGTTGCATATAACAAGATGCGGATTGAAATAGGCAAAGCTCTTCAGCCAATCGGGGCTGAGTTTCAGGAAGCGTTTTTGGAATTTATTACCGATATTGGCCCAAGCTTGGTGGTTATGGCGAAGGCTGTTGGAGAAGGGATGCGTTTTATTATTCAAAACAGAGGCGCGATATTGACTATTGCATCTTTCGCGGCAAAGCTTGTTGCCGTGAATTTTGCACTAAAAGCGTTTGTTGCTTTAAATGGGCCACTAAAACTTATGTTCGCATTAATAAGAACTGGGTTCAGACAAACCACTCAGCAGGCGTCTCTTGCTGCGACAAAGCTGGCCAGGTTTGGAGCGACAGTGAAAACTTTAGCTGCGTCCTTAGTGGCGCCAATCGTAATAACCTTTGCCATCGTTGGCGCAGAGCTGGTTATATCTTACTTCAATAGAATTAAGCAAGCAAAAGCTGACCTTGACGCTTCTGGCACAAAACCTCAAGGTGAAGTTTTCTTCAGGTCAATCGGTGGAACGGCTGCAACGAAAGAAACGCTGAGATCAAACTTTAAGGATATTGTCAAGAATCTTGATATTGTCGAAGCTAGGCTCGCGAAAACAAAGAAAAGTATTAAAGAGTTTAAGGCATCGCAATCAGATGGTGGCGAGCGGGCCATGGGGGGAAGTGCGCCTCCTCTCGCTGGTGTAGCAGTCCCAGAAGACTTGACATCAAGGCTAAAAGCAGACGAGGCAGAGATAGCAAGACTTCGACTGAACTATAAAACTTTAATTGAGAAGTACCCTAGTGCTCCAGAAGCCGCTAAAGGTCTAACCGACTACGGTTCTCTCACCGGCACTGATACCGGCGGCGGCGGCGGCGGCGGCGGCAAGTTCAGAGAGTCGCAACTGCCACGGCTTCAGGACAAGTACGACTCGCTGATTCGATCCGGCCCACTGGCGGACATTCAAAGATTTCAGATCGCAAATTCACTCGCCCTAGTTCGGGCGCAAAAAGATAACAATACAGAGCTAGTTTACACGATAAAAAATAACGCTATAAATCTTGACTTCGGGGAGAAAGAGCTTGGAGTAAGAAACAAATACCTGGATGCTATGAATGCTGCGAACAAAACGGAGGATATTGCAGAACGTCAATTACAAGAAAAAATTGCAGGATTGGAACGAGACCTTGATCTTGAAAAGCTAAGTGTTTCGGCAAATGGTGAGCTACTAGCCCTTAAGCAAGACCAAGCTATTGCATCGGAAATAATCGCCAAAGCCTCTGAAGACGAATTGTTCAACCTGCGCGATCAGCTTGGCTTGGTGACAAAAAAGCAGAAAATTGACAGATTCAGGCAGTCAAGGATAGACGCAGGAGATCCAAATGCTGAACAGCAAACCGATCTGTTCCGCCAAACAATAGACCCAACGTTGACGGAAGGGTTGAGCCAAAACATTCGTGGTTTGAAAAAAGAGCTGGAAGATCTAGTAAATCCAATCAACCAAATCACTGGCGCAGCAAACGCTATTGGCAGTGCATTCTCACAGTCGTTCACAAATGCAATTACTGGTGCCACAAGTGCGAAGCAGGCATTAGCTGATTTCTTTAAGAGTGTTGGCAGTTATTTCTTGGACATGGCGGGGCAGATTATTGCGAAGATGGTGACAATGGCAGTTTTAAATACTGTTGTTAACTTGCTGCCTGGTGGCGGATTCAATCTTGGGAGCACACCGCTAGGCGCGGGTGGTGGCGAAGTTGGTGGGATCGGGACTTTAGGGCCAAACTTCGGCATTGCTCAACGCGCCGCAGGCGGTCCAGTGAACGCGAATACGCCTTACATCGTTGGCGAGCGTGGGCCTGAGCTTATGGTCCCTTCAGGCAACGGAACCATTATTCCAAACGATGTCTTTTCGGCAAGTCGTGCTGCTATCTCTGGCGGTGGTCCGTTAGGTGCCGCTGGAAACTCTGGTGATCTTGGTAAAGATGGAATGGTCGAGAGCCGCAATTACATCAGCAACAACTACTCAACTCAGCAAGCCATTGCTCAAAGTCAAGCAGCTGTATCGTCAAGTTCAATGTCAATGGAGCGCGTGATTGAGCGCAAGGCCGCAGAGCGTCAAGCAACTGAAATGTCAGAACCGATCAGAGTTAAGCTGGACACCACCGTAATCAACAACGTGGAATATCTCACCGTTGAGCAAGGTCTTGCGCTTTCTGAGTCCGCTTCTCGCAAGGCTCGTAGCCAAGTGTTTTCTGACCTAAGGCAGCGACCTGCGTCAAGGTCAAAAGTGGGGCTTGGTTGATGCTTGCGATTGGTACTTATCTTAAGCTTGTTGACTTTGAAGGCTCAGACACTGGCTATGCCTTCCAGAACTTTTTCCAAGGCGAGTCGCGCACGTATTTAGGCACAAGTTATGTATTTGCAGGTTTTGGCTTTAGTGGCGGGACCCTGGACCTACAGGCTGCCAATATTTCAGCGGCAGTTGTTTTTGCTGTAAATCAACTGGATTTAAGTATTTTTCAAACAGCATCAGATCAACGTTGGCTTGCGGAGATACGCACGGTATGGCTTGACCCAGATACGTTGGTTGAGACAAACCGTTACAGCGAAGAGCTGTATGCAGTGCTTGGATTTGAGCATGATACGAGTAGGCTACAGGTAAGACTGGGTAACCCTTTGGACGCGATTGAAGCAAACATCCCAAGGCGTGTCCTTACCCAAGTAAGCGTCGGGGAACTTCCTTCTACCGGAAACATTTCATTGAGATAATGCTAAGTCCCAACAAAAATCGAATCATGCTTCTCCCCCAGGATCGGGAGATTATTGACATCACTGGGATGTCTGAAGAGCAGTATGTCTTTTTCTGCCGACAGGCGATTTTACACAGCAAGCTAAGACCTGGAGAGCCTGTTGCTTTAGAACCATTCACCATTATTCTGATCAACCTGGCGATTGGTCTTGTTCTTTCTGCTGCGTCGGCATTACTAGCACCCAAGCCCCAAGTAAGAAAAGCTCCTGACGTTAGAACAAGGAATGTAGACGGGCAGACTATTGTCAGGGGGGATCAGTTTACAGCCAAAAGTGGTTTTGACACTATTCAAAACGTTGTCGAGATCGGCAGCACTATACCTATTGTTTACGCCAATCGCCAGTTAATTGACGGTAAATATTACGGTGGAATTAGAATTAATACAAACTTACTTTGGAGTCAAATTTACAGTATCGGTGGCGGGCAACTGCTGAAAGCTATTTTTTTAGTGGGCGAATCTAGCAGCATTGATGACAGGCTTGCTGGAATGATTCTTGACAACGAGCAGTTTGCTATTGGTAACAATCTTTTAAATGGTTACGATTTAAGTCTTTCGACAACAGGAAGGCTGTCTATCTATTACAACAACATTGGCGGGCGGATTACTTCAGGTGACTATATTGCTGGCGCTTCTCCTTTTTCTGATATAGCAAATTCGGAAAATGAAGGCGCAGATGACGTATTCCAAGTGAAAAACGTAAACGGGGGGTATCAGCCTTCTTTTTGTTTTGCATCAAAACCTTCTACTCAAACCTCAATAGGAGTGTATGGATTCATTGGCAACAACCTAGGTTACAGGGTTAATCCTACATTTAGGCCAGGTAGGCAGTTTGTTGTAAGAACAGACAATGAAGTTAATTGCAAGTCTGATTGGCAGGAACTTGCAAATCGTGACAAACAAAACACAATTTTTCCCGGCAAGTCTTGTCTTTACGCAAGAAATGGATCAGAAATATCTGGCAACAGCGTTCAAGTGGCTGAAAAAGATCAGCTGAGCTATAGGCTTTTAAGTACATGTGCCCTAAGCGATTATCCAAACGGTTTCACGCGGGGTGGAAACTTAGGTCAAGCGACTGTTGGAGACGTTGCCGGGGCGGTAGCAGGTCGCCAAAAACAATACGACGAATTGATAACTATTGGTCAACTCTACAAGATAGGCAGCGCATTAGCTATTTGTTCTAGTCGGGATACGCAGCCATTCTTATCCGATGCCGATCAAACTCCAACTGGTGGAGGTCGGGATATGACCGCAACATTTACGGTGGTTCGCTCAGGCGCAGTTGATTTTGTCTCTCTGAGCGATGCAGATAATTCCTCCTCTCGAATAGCAAGTAGCACGGCTCATATAATGCGCTGTGCTATAGCCAATATCGTGACCGAGCGCGGTTCCAGGATGATAGAAATTGGCCTTAGAAGTCGCTTGCAGTTAAGCGTTTCAGGTATCTGCAATTTCAGAGACACTAAGCCTTATTCTCAAATAGATGCAGAGGCTTGTGACAACTTCCTTGGCGACGATGCCGATGGCGCTAATCCTGTTAATTTTAATAGCGGCACCTACACCGGCCCGGAGCTGAGATATAGTTTTTTCCGTATCTCCTACCGAGTAGCCTCAAGCAACGCATTCTTCACAGAAATAAAAACTATTTTTGGAACCAGAAGTTCCACAGGTGTTGATGTCTACAATTACATAAAATTAGATTTTACTTTTGAAAATCGTTACGAAATAAAGATCGAGCCCTTGACCTCTTGGGAAATAAGGACCGGCGCGGCTAGTGGGGATCTAGCCGTTTTGGATTACGCGGTTCAAAATACTCAAATTATCAACGAAGGTGGAGTTCGGATCGAATTCTCTGGAGAAATCATTCCGCGAAGTGTCGGCAGCTTTGGAGTATCAGTTTTTTATCCAAAAGACGGCAACGAACTGGCGAGTAACAGAGAAGACAGCCCTTACTATGTTGATTCTTACGCGAAAATTGCTGAGGCTTTTATTTACAACGAGGTTACAAGTAGTGCCACTCAGCCTGAGCATGAAATTGTTTACGTGAACAACGTTTCAACTAGCTCTACAGTCCCAAAGTATTTTGCTTCAGCAATTGTAGGTCTAAACATCAAAAGCAGCGAGGAGGTAAAAAACCTTCAGCAATTTAGCGTTTACGTTAACAAAGGCGTTACCTCCACAAGCATGTTCCCTAACGTGCTATACGATCTCTTTACGAACGATAGATACGGGGTTGGTAAAATAATGAGTTCTGCTCAGATTGACAAAGCAAGTTTTGATTCGGCGGCAGATTGGAACTATTCAAGAAAGTATTTTTTTGATGGCGCTATTACCGAAAAGCAGAATCTCAGGACTTGGGGCGCTCAAAGAGCTGCTGATTTTCTTCTAGACCTTGTTATAAGAAATGGCAAATTTGCTTTGCAGCCTGTAGCCAACTTTGAAGGGTCAGAAAAAATAACGCAACTTTTCACCTCAGGCAATATTATCGAAGGTTCGTTTGAGTTAAATTATTTTGACGCTGCGGATCGCATCCCGCCAAGGGTTTCCGTCAAGTGGCGCCAAGAGCGAACCGATCTTGGAGACTCGTCCAAGGGCTTATTCCCTGTCGTAAGAGAAGTCATAGTCAGAGAAGCTGGCGTTGAAAATTTTGCTCCTATAGAGTCAATTGATATTAGCGATTTTGCCACAAGCGAAAGGCACGCAGTTGATAGAGGCAAATGGGAATGTAAGTTCCGCAGGCTTGTGACCCATTCGATCAAATTTAAGACTACCCCTAGCCAAGCAAGTCTTGATATTGGAGGAGTCTTCAAGCTAGGGCTTGAAACTACAACCTTCAATCAACCGCAGAATGGAGCAATTGCCGCTGACGGCACGATTACTTCTTGGCCACCTTTGGCTGACGGTAATTACTCTGTATTGCTTTGGGATGGTGCGTCAACAAGCATTACCGAAACAACCATGTCGGTTCAAGGCGGTGCAACGAATTTCCCTAATTCAGTGTTTTGCATAAACAGTGGAAGCACGAATGTGCAGACATACAAAACTCAATCTCTTTCGTTCGATGAAGACGGTAACATTGAGGTTGAAGCTATTCACTTTCCAACCAACAGCAACGACGAAAGCCTAATCGTCGATGGCTTTGACAATGACAGCAACTGGATCTTGGAGGGTCTGATCAACTAATGGCAGTCTTCTTTCCATCACTTACGCCGACTCGGCGTACTTACACGGTTGGCGATTACCCAACCAAGCGTTTTAACAGTATAAGCGGGGCTGGAACGACCAGGCTTTATGGCAGCAAAGCCTTTGATGCTGTCTTGGACTTGGAATTCTCAACTAACGATGCAGAGCTAACAACGATTTTGGTTTGTTTTAACTCTGCATACGGTTCAGGCACTGCTTTAAGCCTTCCGTCTTCAATCTTCGATGGAATGAATGCTGCCTTACAGGGTCAAATCCCAAGCCATGTGACTTGGCGTTGGCAAGAAACTCCTCAAGTCCAATCAGTTTTCAATGATCGATCAACAGTTACTGTCAAATTAATCGGCACATTGGATGGTTGACTTCAGTGAGTAGAATAGATCAAAAGGCTTATAGGCATGGCTGTTCGCACTGGCAGTAATGGGCAATTGCGATGGAGGGGGGCTGTAGTCGCTCGCGTGCGCTCTTGGTCAGCAAATATTGCAAAAGACTCGTTGGAGACTACGAACATTGGGGCCTTTGACCGTTCCTACGTTTCGGGTTTGAGGGGTGTAACGGGAACAGCGGACATTATGTACGACCCAGGCGAGGCAAGCGCGACAGCGCTTTTCAACGATGTTTTGAATAATTCTTCAGAACCTTTGAGTAACATTGAGCTTGTTTTGGATTCTGCTGGCGGCAGCCAGTTAAGCGGTTCTGCAGTTTTGACAAGTATTTCTGCCAGCGTTTCCGTTGGCGCGGTCACCTCTTGCAGCGTTGGTTTCCAGATTTCTGGACCTTTAACTGGAGGATTCTAATGCTATGGCGGTACTTGGAATTGATGGAATTGTTCGACTAAGAAGAGAAGCGCCGCTGCCTATTGTTGTAAGCTCTTCAGTCCTCAGGGCCGATATTAACGCTCTTGTTTTAAATAATCAAGATTTCTGGTCAGGGGATGAGGTCTATCTTTTCTCGCAAGAAGGGCTTCCTTTGTCAGGCCAGTGCTCAAACGGCTCTGCAATGTATGCAGGAGGATTTCTTGAAACAGGCCCTAATCGTTCTCACATATCAGGCAATGATGATTTCTTCTACAAAAGAGGCGTAGGAGAAGATTCGGATAATTTTTACTGTGGAATTGGAGTCAAAAGTGCGGAATATTTTATTTACAGGGATTCCCTGAACAGGCTTAGCTTCTATACCGATTACTGTTCGGCGGTCAACGGTGGCACTGCTAATAAAGTGGACTTGGCTCAGTACGATTTCAACTTTTTGTTAATTGCCGCTGCAGGTACTGAGGAATACAACAATGCTCTAACCGAATGCGTCTCAGGCGTCGGAGATTACAGATTCAGCGACGTTAGAGATGAAGTAACGCTTGAAAGTATTTGTGACTTCCCCCCTGCTTACTTAAGTCCCGTTGCAGGTACTGCTGAGTATGATGACGCGGACCTTGCTCCAAGGAGTGCGGTAAACGGTTTTCCTTGGGTTCTTCAGTGCGAGCTTGCTGAATGGTCTTTGGAGCTAGACGGTTCTGCTGTTGATACAACCCAGGTGGGGGAGAAGTTTGGCGAAAATGTAAAAAGTATTATTACAGGTGGTGGAAAGTTTGATTTCCAAGTTGGAGAGGTAGGGCATTCGCCCGCTAGCGGCGACAGGGCTGTTGACGCAAGCTACTTGCTTCAGCTTCTGCAGTTGACGGAGCGTGGCGCGAAGGCTGAAGCGGAATTTTGGTTAATGCAGCGAAAAGTTAGCGATGCGTGCAGTGTTTTGGCTAGAGGTGGGCTTTATTACGCTACAAATATTTTGATAACGAACATTGCGGTGAACGTCAGGGCTGCGGATGTCATCGTCGGTTCTGCTAACTTCGCGACATCTGGCGAGATTGCATTAAAAGTAGGAGTATAATGACTAAAGTGGGACAAAGAGCATTCGGTTAAATGGCAATCGTTACACCGGGTCAGCCTGGAGCTATTGACAATATTGACATTAGTCAAAACACGTTCCGTACTCAGGCTGGTGAAGTCACCAGCGCGGTGTTGCGTCTTGCTGGCGGAGAAGTGGACTCAACGTCTACGACAACGCTTTACGTTAACCAAGAAATTGGTTCTGACAAATTTGTTGCGGGTATCGCAGACAATACGGTAACTCCTCCCCTAAGCAATCAACAGCTTACTTGCGGCTACTCGGAGTCAGCCCCCTTCAAGACCCTCAATAGGGGGCTAATCGAAGCAGCTCGCTTGTCTGTTCAAAGCGGAGTTGGAAATGATTTGTATGACCGTGTTGTAATCAGAGTCGCGGCCAGCGAATACGTTATTGATAACACTCCGAGCACAGGTCTAGCTGTAAGCCAGTGGCCAAACAGTTACGAGCCAACAGATGAAGACCTTAGGGCTTTTAACTCTGACGATATGGGAGTTATTCTCCCCAGGGGTGTTTCGATTATTGGCGCAGATCTGCGCAAAAGCGTTATACGTCCCAGGTCTGTGCCAAGTGCAGGCGGCAATCCAGTAACCGACAGAGGCAGTTTATTCAAGACCACTGGAGGTTCGTTCTTTTTTAATTTTACCTTTAAAGATTCTCTCAGTTATACTTCGTCTCATCACTTACTTCAAGCGTTTTCTTTTTGCTCTCAGTCAGATTTAGTCGCATATTATCAAAAAGTTGCAACAGCATTTGGAATTCCTTCTTCTGACGTTGAAGTTATAAATCCAGGCGAAACACAAATTACCACCGAATACCCTGACAATCAGGTTTCAGCTGCGACAGATTCTGTCAATGGCAGTTCTGGGTACGTCTTTAATTGCAGCTTGCGCTCCAATTACGGCATGTGCGGCATGTATCTCGACGGAAGCGATGGTGTCTCAGGCCTGCGCTCAATGGTCGTAGCCCAGTTCACAATTGTTGCGCTTCAGCGTGACATGAACGCTTGGCAGGTTTATACAGGAGGGTCTTGGCAGACTTGTAGTGGATACAGTGAGTACATAAACGCAGATAGTAATGATGTAAGATCGCGAATCTCTGGAAACTTTTCTGCTTCTACTGGAAGCTATGAAGTTGATTATAGAAGTTTTGGCTTTAAGGTTACAAATAACGCTTTAACGCAAGAGGTCAGCTGTTTTGTTATCGGCTCAAGCGTGCATCACTGGACTTCTTCAGGCGGAGAATGCACTATTACCAATAGTAATAGCAATTTTGGTAACACAGCTTTACTTAGCAGTGGTTTTAGAGGTATTGGAACAACAGGTGGTGCGTTCGCTCAAGACAAGGGATTCCAAGCACTTCGTGTCCGTAGACCTCTAAAAGTAAAAACAGATGGAAGCAACATCCGCAGAATCGGAATTGGTAACGTATCCAGCTTGGGATACGACAGTGCAACAGGCGCTATTAATTTACAAGTTGCTTTTGACCCAGAGACAGCTTTCGCTAACAACGGGTATAGCTTAAAAGAAGGAGACTATATTTGGATTGAAAATAGCAGTCGTTCCGAGGGGCCTGGGGCTTCATCAAACCAAGCAATTGATGTACGTGCAAAGCTGGCCTCTGTGCCTTTTGATTCGGCAACCCCTACTCAGATAATCGTTGTTGATGGAGGTATTGACGACCCTACCGTAAACAATATCTCAACCATTTCAAACCAAACTTTAGAAGGTAACCGTGTTTACATCAGAAGGCTTTCTGACACTAGGAAGCCCGAAGAACGTGAATATTCATTGATTGTTTCTGGTAGCTCAACAACTCGCAGACCTGTAGGAAATTACATTTTACGCTTAGGAAACCGTAGTACCCTCAACCAACAACTAGACCCTGCAAACAATTCAAATGAGGTCTTTATTGTTTCGACTTCAAAAGACTCAGACAGCTCTTTTGGCAGCGATGTTTATAAAATTGTTATCCGCCCTGGAGATAGCGCATCTTCTTTCAATTCTTCTACTTTTTACAGAGTAGGAACTCCTGTTTCAAGAAATAATAGAGTGTTCCGAAGCAAAAGAAACAAAAGATTTAGCACGTTCTCCACTGAAAGCTTTGAGGCAAGCTTGCCAATGCTTCCTGATGAAAGAGGTGTTGAACTTTTGAGAACATCCTCGGGACCGTTGTTAGTTTTAGATAGCGACTTGTCAAACAGTCCTACAAGCACTGACCTTGGAATAAATCAATCAACAAACACCTTGATTCTTGATCAAGTAAGGAGCAGCACCGATTTCCAAGGCGTAAGTTCTTTTATGAGAGCCATTGGGTACACAGCTCAAAATGTTGGAATACAAGAGAACGGAACACTTTCTGGGACTATTCTTGAACAACAAGATACAGAGGCATCAAGAGATTGGAACCCTGCTGATCCCCTCAGCCCTGTCCCTTCTGGGAAAATCGACTCTAGGACAAACTGGCCACTAGAGTTTAACCGACCAAGCCTTATTAGAGCTTTTGCGCACGCCTATGAGTTTGTTGGATACGGAAATTACACAAAAGCGTTGCCAAAATATCAAGCAACACCATTGTCTCAGCAAAATAAAATTGATTATTTTGCGGTGAATTTATTAGGCGGTCGCTGCTATAACACTGGATTCAACGAAGATGGCCTTTTAGTCCAAGGCAACGTAATTACGGACCTTGGCACCAACCAAACTGTAAATAGTGAAATTGCTGGTTTGGGCGCTTTAGCCGGAGATCCTGATTTCCCGGCAACTCCTACTGATTTTGAAACTTTAAGCGTTACACAACTTTTACAGTCTTCTCAGCGTACAGAGTTGACTAACGAGGTGCTAATTAATGGAACGGTTGAAGGTTCCGTCACATTTGCAGATGGCGTATTACCTGAAGCGACAGAAACGCAAAGAGGTATTGTTAAGCTTGCAACTGACTCAGATGCTGCAGGAATTAGCAGCCCATCAAGTGCAAACGATGTTGACGCTTTAACAGCAAAAAATCTCGGCTCTGTGCGTGGGGTGGCAGATGGTCTTTGCGATCTGGATTCGACCGCCAAAATCCCAGTGGCGAGGATACCCGACCTAGATGATTCTGGTCTGATTCAAAACGCTTCTACTACGGTCAAAGGTATTGTTGAGCTTGCTACTGGTGCCGAAACGCTTGCGCTAAGTGATGCAACCAGAACTGTAACTCCATCGTCACTAAGCAGCGCAAGAGGTGTCGCGAACGGTTTTGCAAGCCTGGATGCAACAGGTCTTGTGCCAGTAGCGCAGATTCCTCCAGTAAATCCAAGCGATGTTATCAAGCTAACGCCTGCACTGTGGGTAAACGGTTCAGCGACTAATTTTGACAATTCAACAAACTTTACTTTTGTGCAAAACGCAAACACGGCTGCGATTGCTTTAGGAACACCGCTGAATGCTGTACCTGGTACTTCTGGATTTATTTTAGTTACCAGAGCGGCTGGAGTAAATACTCCATTCACTTCAATTAATGGGAGCAACTGGTCTGGAGTAGTTAATACATTTGTAAGCCCAATAACTAATTCAGAAGGATTATCGGGGAACGTGTTGATTGGATATTATGTTGCGACTTCAACTAACATAGTTTTCACCGCCTCTATGGTTGCTTAATTATGGTCACTGCAGTACCCGCTTTTTTTGACAGCAAGGCTCAAACCCGCAAGCCTTCTGCTGTAGATTTGACTATTCTTTTTGACGGCTCAGGCTCTAACGGTCCGTTTATTAATGCTTTTAGAGATAAAGCAAACATTATCGCAATTGAAAACTCTCTGGTGACAGAGGGCGTTGGTGCTGGAACTGCTTTGAATAGATATAGGATTGGCTTATTCCAAGCCGCTCTTGCCGCAGACTCTAACCCTCAGAAATTGTTTATCAATAGCAGCGAAATTCAGGACGCAGCATGGGGCCAAGAGTTAACTGATATTCAATACGGGGCAAACGGAGAAGACGAAACAGGAGCCATTTTCGCTGCTTCGAGTCCAATTTCCGGTGTAAATGCACCGCAGGACAACCTTAGACCTATAGGTAACAATATTGGTCGAATTACGATTTCACAATCAACAGAAGAGAGTGAAGGACTGTTCAATGGTGCTCGGCTAGATAACTTGATGAGGACTAATGAAAAACAAAGATTGGTCTTTATTGACGGTGGTAGAGATGACGAAGAGCCAAGTTGCAGCGTTTTGCCGGGATTGATTGGTATAGGCACTGTTCCTAGCGGGTCTAGGGTTTACGGGTTTGTTTTTACAGGAGGAACTGAAGCAACGGTTATTTTTTCACCTAACATAGTAGGAACCGGAACGCAGTTAAGTGACTTGACTATCGTAAAAAATATTAGTCAGACAACTCTTTCATGCGAAGGATTTGTTGCAGGCAGAAGCGGTGGCTCTAATAGAGACCAAGATACAACTACGAACGTTGGACATTACGCAAATCTTACAGGTGGTGCAGTGCTTGCTTTGAGTGCTTGTACTCCGAACTTTCCGTTGACGTTTGCGGTGCTAGGCAAAATACTAGGAGAGCTATTGTATGATGCGTCGCTGTAACAGCTAGAATCAGCATAATGGTCAATACCAGAATCTTCGCTCTATAGCAAATGGCACTCGATATTGTCCACAAGAAGAGTGGTGTATCTCAAAGGCTTCCGGTCGCTAGCGATCTAGGACTAGGCGAAATTGCTGTCAATTACAACGCTGACGGCCCATTTCTGACATGCAAAGACACTGCCGGAAATGTCCGAAAAATTAACAATATTTGGGTTAGCGCCACTGCGCCAACTGGGGCAAGCCCTGGAGATCCTTGGCTTGACATAAGCGTAACCCCGGCAAGGCTTTTCATATATCAAGATTCTTCGACGCAATTCACTCCTGCAATAACAGTAAACACAGCGACTTCTAGCGCAAGTGGCACTGTTCAGCTTGCTAGCGCAACTGACATTACTAATGGATCGCCTGGGCGTGTAGTAGATGCTTCTCAGCTGCAGTCTGAAATCAGCAGCTTTCTTATTGGCGTTAACGCAACATCTCCGTTGGCGGTTGGCGGAAGCTCAACCCAGCCAAACATTTCAATTACTCCTGGCACGGCAGGTCAAATATTTAGAACCAACGCGCAGGGCAATGCGGTTGAATTTACAAGCGATTTAAGCGTTCCTGGAAATTTGGATGTCATAGGCGATGTTTCCGTAGGTCCTGGAGCGCCTTCTTCTCCTAGCCTAACCATTCATTCAAACGGCGAGATTACTGCTGGAGCATACAACAATATTAATGTAGGTCGTGGCGGTAATTCTGTTGTAAGCAATACGAGTGTAGGAGTAGAAAACTTAGACAGCAATACTACTGGGACGTCGAACTCTTCCTTCGGAAGACAATCCCTTCAAAGCAATACCGAGGGAGCAGATAACACTTCGGTCGGAAGATCAGCTCTTAAGAGCAATTTGACTGGTTCTCGAAATACTTCCGTGGGCAACGCGTCTCTTGTTGATTGCATAACAGGGTTTGATAACGCAGTGGTCGGCTCGTTTGCAGCAGCTGATCTTATTGGAGGGAGCAAAAACACCGTAGTGGGGTCTTCAGCTTTAAGGTTTTCCACAACAGGAGAATTTAATGTCGCTTTGGGGCACAGAGCTGCATACTACTTCAGCGGAAACAATAACACGGTTCTTGGAGCCTATCTAGGTAATTCAAGCGAAACAGCAATAAGTGATACCGTAGTTATTTCAGCAGGCCGAACAGAGAAGCTTAGGATTAATTCAACTGGATCTCTACTTTTTGGTGGTTCGTTACCTGCTAGCCCCAATATTCAGTTTGATAGCAGCGGAGATGGAAGCTTTGCTGGTTCGGTCACGATTACAGGGGATTTGACTGTCAATGGAACGACAACAACACTGGACACTCAGAATCTTCGGGTCGAAGATAAGAACATTGAGCTTGGCGTAGTAGCAAGCCCAACAAACACAACCGCAGACCTTGGAGGAATAACACTTAAGGGAGCCACGGACAAAACCTTTAGGTGGTTACAGAGTGGAGAAAATTGGACATCATCTGAACATTTAGATCTTGCAATTGACAAGGAATATCGAATCGCCGGGACAAAGGTTCTAGACGCTACGAGCTTGGGTGCAGGCATTGTCGGATCAAGCCTGACAAGTGTCGGCACGATTGCTACAGGTTCTTGGCAAGGGACTGAGGTCGGAGTTGCGTATGGAGGAACCGGACAGACGACTTATGCAGATGGCGAGCTTCTTGTAGGCACCAGCAGTGGGTCATTAGCAAAAGCCACTATTACTGGTGGAACAGGGCTGACAACTGTTAACGCTAGCGGATCCATTACGCTCAACTTAGACAACACCGCCGTAACACCAGGAAGCTATACAAACGCAGCAATCACAGTAGACCAGCAAGGAAGGATTACGGCTGCTAGCAATGGAAGCGCAGGATCGTATCTAACTGCTTCAGATATTGGCGTAACTGTCGAAGCGTTTGACGCTGCAACAGTCAAGGAAGACGAAAATCAAACATTTACTAAAGCTCAGCGTGGAAGTATCACAGCATTAACCGATGCAGTCAACATAGCGATCAATTTTAATGAAAACAACTTTTACAGCGTAACGCTCGCCGGAAACAGAACACTTGACAATCCAACAAACTTGACTGCCGGACAATCCGGTTGTATTTTCATTACTCAGGATGGCACGGGAAGCAGAACACTTGCATTCGGAAGCAATTACGATTTCGCTGGAGGTATCACTCCAGCCCTGTCGGCTAGCCCTGGTGCTGTTGATGTCTTGAGTTACGTTGTCCGCTTGGACGGAGCAATCCCGTCAATTATTTGCTCACTCGCAACCAATTTTTCTTGAGGTAGAACGATGATTCCAGGCAGCATCTTTCCATTATTTGTGACAGAAGGCGCAGGCGAATGGCTGATAGTTGACACTTGGGATGTTAATACTGAAGGAAACAACATGTCTTTCCCAAACATACAATCTGGGGACATGTTCTTCTTAGTGGCGTCTTCAGATAACTTAACACCTGACGCTCAGCCTGGAAGCGGTTTGAGTGTTATAGAACGAAATCTCACTAATAACGTAGGTTACGGCATTTTCGCAGCACCTGCTGATGGGTCAATAAACTCCTTCCCTATGACAGCTGTTCTTCAGAACTTCAATCAAGCCATAGCTTTTACCGTTAGAGCAGATAATAGTTTTACAAATACAAATGGAGTCACGTATAAAGGAGATAGTCTTAGAGTTACAGGAATACTCGATCCTCCAAGTCATGACAATCTTTCCTCAAACTATTCCGCAAATTCATTAACCCTTCAGCTCGTCTTTTGGGGTGATGACAGTATACCTAAAAATCTATGGGTTCCTCCTTCAGGGGCAGCCTTAATAGAGTCCGCAACAAGCGGGAGTAATACAGGGTCATTGGCGGCTTCCTTCCAAATGATTGGAGCAGCGGGCAGTTATTCGTGGGGTGCATGGGGATCACTAACTCCAAACAATGACAATTGGGTAACGATACTGGTTGAGATCACTAAGCCATGAAACCATGGATCAACATACTCTAGAAAACTGGCAACGGATCGAGAAGGCTCTACGCGAAACAGGCAAAAAAGACTGCATGTTTTACAAACGTGCAGTTGCAATATTAAGTGGCAAGCCAGACCCACTAAAATAACAGGGAAGGAGCGCCTAAGCCGTGATTGAGATTTACGCAGCAATCCTAGGGGCTTCTCTCGGCATAGCTGGGATGAGTGTCTCTGGGTTTACTAGGCGAACCAGCGAAAGCCGTGAAGCGGTTATTCGCCTCACCGCTGGCGTTGAATCCATTGCGACTAAGCTTGAAGACTTGCATCAGGACATGAAGGCAGAAAAGGTTCAAGCTACTGCTGATCGCCGTGAAATTTACGAACGGCTGAATGATCATGGCAACCGACTAACTGTTTTAGAAACCACTAAGGCTAGAATCGACTAAGAATCAACGGCATTCAAATGGGCATCGAAGAAGTTTTGGCGCATCCAGCCTTTTGGATCGTGGTAGCAGCAGCTAGTGAGCTGATCGGGATGAGTAAGCTCAAAGACAACTCGCTTGTACAGCTCTTGTTTACTGTCTTGCGCTCTTTAAAAACAAAAAAGGACTGATCCCTGCGGATGGGAGGTGGCTTTTTAGATTTTCGACGCGATCACCTCTTGAAGGATTGAAGCGCGAAATTCAACGTCGCAAATTCGAGGCAACACTAAAGCCTCGAATCGACGCTGAGGTCGAACGCTGGCATAAGTCGCAGCCACCAGCAATGCCACCGCCTGAGCGGATAGACGACTTACACATAAAATCACCGTGGAGCAATGACGAACAGTAAGGCAATCTCACTTGAACAGCTCTTTAGGTACTACAAAGGCTTGCCACATCAAGCCGCAAGTATTTCGCTCCTGGAAGAAGATCTAGCAAGTAATGGTTACGACGCAGCGATGCGACGTGACCGTGAATGGTTTGCGACTTGGAGTCAATCAGGTAAGCAATCTGATCACAAGCAAGCATTAGACCTGATTAAAAAGTTTGAAGGATGGCACGCCGAGGCATACCTGTGCCCCGCAGGGTTCTGGACGATTGGGTGGGGTAATCTGTCTCATCCAGACGGTCGCCCTGTAAGAGAAGGCGACTGGATCAGAAGGAAAGAAGGCGATGCTTTACTGGAAGGCACAGTAGACAAAATTGACGAAAAGCTTTCGCAGACCGTTCCTTATTGGGCGGATATGGCGGAGAATCAGCAGGCAGCTTTAATCAGTTTCGCTTACAACCTTGGTTCTGGATTCTATGGCTCTAAAGGTTTTGAGACAATCAGCCAAAAGCTTCGTGCGAAAGACTGGAAAGCTGTTCCTGACGCGATGCTGCTCTATCGAAACCCTGGGAGCAGCTTTGAAGCCGGTCTAAAGCGTCGAAGGCAAGCCGAGGGAAACCTCTGGAAAGGTGGCGATCAGTCACCGCCTACTGAGACTGCAAAACTGCGCCCTGGGTCTCCATTCACCAGTCGGCTGACCCCACACATCACGCTCGGTGAGTTTGCTCTAAATCAAGAAGAGCGGCGCTTTAACGAGCAGTACCAGCTAGACACTGCAGCTACTCTCGCGGCATTTCTAGAGCGTGTTCGTGGCAGGTTTGGTAGCAAGCCAGTCGTAATCACATCTGGCTACAGACCACCAGCTATAAACAGATCGGTTGGCGGTGCTAGCGGGTCAGAGCACCTATACCCGGCACCGGGAGTTGGTGCTGTGGATTTTTATGTGCAAGGCGCTGACATTTATGCGGTACAAGAATGGTGTGACCAAAACTGGCCGCATAGCTTAGGATATGGAGCCAATAAAGGATTCGTTCATCTCGGTATGCGAGAAGGCGGTCCAAGAATACGCTGGGATTACTAGAAATGGTGCTTTCTGATCGAGAAATTACTCTGCTGTGCTCCGGCGGAGCAATGGAAGACTGGTCTGAAGATCTAATCAACCCGGCCTCGCTTGATGTGAGACTGGGCAGTGGGCTGATGATTGAAGTCGCTGGGCAAAAAGACCTGCTACATGTTGACATCTCGAACAGAACTGAAAAGAACCCTTATCGATTAACCCCCGGAGAGTTCTGTCTTGCCGAGACGCATGAAACGTTTAAAAAAATACCTGATCACATTTGCGCTCAGTTTGCGTTGAAATCAAGCAGAGCTAGGGAGGGCTACGAAAATCTTCTTGCCGGTTGGATAGATCCAGGTTTCTGTAACAGCAAATTAACCCTCGAATTAGTAAACGCAAGACGCCATTACGACCTACCACTATACCCTGGCCTGAAAATAGGGCAGATAATCTTTATGAGGATGAGCGAAGTCCCTATGAACAGTTACTCGAAGACGGGTCGCTATAACGGCGATTCGACGGTTCAAGGCAGCAAAGGTTAAAGCAGACTCCTTGGCTAGCATTAGTAAGCCTGATACCGGCAGTAGTGGTAGCTGAGTTTAGGCAGTGTCGGAGAAGCAGTCTATGTCGAGAGTATTTGCATACCTCGGAGATGACGCACGGAAAAAACGGATGGTTTTGTGATCCTCGAAGGTGCCCCATGAGAGCATCCGAAAATAGTGCTTCTTATCAAGTCGAAAAACGCTACCTAACAACTGCGACAATTATGTTTCTGACCTCAGCAAAGGAAGATCAGGAACCTGAAGAGTTTAGTGAGATATTTGCATCACGATTAGAGGAGCTAACAGAGGAAATAGTAAGTTTTGAAATGGAAGTAGTGCCTCTAAGCGGCGGATTTATTGGCCATGAAATAATAGGATCAGAGCTTGTACCAAAGAAAACAAGCAAGCACAGGTTCAGGCGTCAAATATTTGATGAATGGGACAATAGATGTGCTTACTGCGGCCAACCCGGAGACACCTTGGATCACATCCTTGCTAGATCGAAAGGTGGCAGTATGAGCGTTGTAAACAATCTTTTGTGTTGCTGTAGGTTTTGCAACGGATCAAAAAGTGACAAGGCAGTATGGGAGTGGTTTAGGGCACAGCCTTTCTGGAGCCAAGAGCGTGAAGATCTGATCAATTATTGGATGGAGCATGGAACTTTGGATCAGCCATAGGAAGCATCATGTGATACAGATAAGTCTTTGCACGCCAAAAATCATCTGAATATCTGCAAATAGCTCCACCAGGACTGCAAGCCCTGTAGTAAACGCCTTGGGTGTCGTCATTCAATATCTCAATGTAAAAACCATTGCCGAAATCTATCGCCCAGCTAGGGACATCAGTCGTTGATCCAAAAGGCCGAGCATTGGCTGGCAAATCTTCCGCCACTTGATTTCCCCTCGGCAAAACCAAGACTGCATTCTGATTTTACTAACTTCCAATGCAGGCACTGCCAGCAATACGGCTTCGGACTAGCAACTGCACGCAAATCAGCATAAAGTTGCTCGCCCTGCAATATTGCGCTTTCGATATTAGTTGCATTTAAAGCAATCTCAAAAGTGTCGGATTTAGTGGTAATGGTTGCAATCCATTCTCCGCTTTTGTCGGAAATGTTTAATTTGCCAGAGTGAGAGCGATGACTTGTCATTTGAGGCGATCAATAAAGAAAGCTTTTAGCTCTTGCGCTGACGCACGTGCGTCTGACTCAGTTTGCTCTGGATTGCCCCAATAGACAACTTTCCCATCAAAATACCAAGGCTTGAAGTATGAATCCACTCCGTGTGCAATTAGTTTTATGCCTATTTCTGAAGTGTTCACGGTCAGTGTTAAAGTTTTTGTTCAACTTGATTCCGAGGAGTCATCTTGTCCTGATGCGCATGGGGAGCGCATCAACCAAGCCATGCAGGCGCGAGAGCCGGTGGCATCCCCTCCTAATTCAGTCGTGATTCAAAATCAGGTCTTCCTCCAAGGACTTCAGTTCCGTGGCAGCGCATACTCTCATTTGGTCGTGCTCTGATGATGAGTTGAAGCCATCCCAGCGCACAGCAAGGTATTTGCGCTGATGGCCGTCTTTTCTGGTCTTGGTCCTAAGCTCTGTTACCGTACCAACCCGCGACGAATAGCGGCGCTGATTCTCTGGCTTGACAGCAATACCAAGGTGAATGCGAGGCTTTTCAGCAACTCTATCGCCAACGGCAAACTTGAATGGTGTGCGGCGTGATTCTTTTGTCATGGTGCTAAACGGGCCTTGCCCCAGCGATTTTTTGTGTACCAGTTATGGACTGAGGGAGTCCACAGCTCGAAGTGAGGAATCATCATCTGGCACATCTGATGAATTTCTATCTGTGCATCGGCCTTGCCCCGCAGGTCAAGGAAGTGCATGAGAGAGCGCAGGTTGAACGTAACAACAAAATGCTGCCGGTAGTCGAACGGCAGCACTCCTCTTGCATGTTCTTCTGATATACCAGCATCAAGAGCCTCTTTGTAGCGTCGAGCCGAGTCCTCGCAGTGTTGAAGATCTTTTGCCCTTAAACGCTCGTCGTAGGTGTACTTCTTGCCTTGGCGGTTGGTGTAATCACCAACAGGCCGCAGATAAAAAGCTTCCTCTACATCAACAACACCTTCAGCAACCGCAGCAATTCGTTTACCGGTGTAGCGCATCGACTGGACATCCCAACTAGTGCCAACCCTATGCGTCCGGGCTTGTTGAATCACCGAGTGAGGGAAATAGCCCACAGCAAATGTAATACTGGCGTGCTCCAGTGGCCCGTAATGGCCGCGACCTCCCAGGAGTAGGTGCTTAACGATGCGATCACCAGCGTCTGGTTCGCTAAGCGGTTCGTCGTAAAACACCCAGCCTTCTGAGTAATCCTGGTGCATTGCCTGCCAACACAGCGTGGCAGGATCAATGGTCTGGGTTAAAACGCCAACCTGGAAATATGGATCAATTTGCATCGTTAAACTCCTGTACTAATTTTTTCAGTTCTTCGTCGTCCATTGAATCTACAGCTGACAGAAATCCAGCCGTAACGGCTGTGACAAGACGTTCAGGGCTGAATAAAGCAAGCAAAACAAATTGAAAGCGAGTGTAAATGCCAAATTTAACTTTCATTGGTCATGCATCTCCAGTACATGTTGAATGCCGCGAATGTAGCCATCCCAGTAGCGGGAATCGCCTTGACGGCATTGAAGGCTTTTTTCGTAATTGTTGTAGCCGTCAATCAAAAGACGTTTGACTGACTCAATACTGACTTCAAGTGGCTTTTCATTCATTGGATTCCGAGCGAGCGATTACCGAGGCTTCGTCTTGAATTTTTTTCAGTGAAACAGGCCCAAGTTCTTCTAAAAGAATGCGAAGAAAATGATCTTGGTACAGTTCGTCATAGCTTTTCGGGAGCGGTTTGTTCATCGCTTCAATCTTGGCAGCAAATTGCGTCGAGATCCTTAGCTTTTTTTTGGCCCGATAGTACCATTCAGTGTCGGGCGCATAGCCATGCTTCTCTTCAAAGCTTGAAACCTCCGCCAAAGAGGCCGTGATCTCATTAATACAGTCAATAAGCTCATGGTAAAGCTTGCGAAGCTCATTCGTTCCGAGATGTGGAAGCTCTGTGGCGAGAATCGATCTGTCTAGCGAAATGCTGTTGTAAATTGCCATTTTAGAATAAGGGGCAGAGTGAATCTGCCCCGATAAGGGTTCAGAAGAAGTCGTCTACAACGTTGCCGTCAGTGGCCTTGGCCACAGACTGGGCAGCGTCATTGACAGCGCCTTCAGTGTTCTTTTCGTACTTGTAGTGAGGCTTGAAGCTCAGACTGATGTAAGTCTTGCCGCTTGTTGATTGCTTCTTCCAGCCGCTAATAGCGAGTGGAATTTCATTGCGCTCACCAAGAGGCTTGCCTTGCATGATGTACTCCGCCAAAGCGTAAGCTTGATCAGCAGGAATATTAACTACCCCGTCAACGGTAGGGTAATTTTTAGAGGGATCGTACCTGTCCTTCATTCGAGCTTTCATGTCCTCAGCGGTCTGAGGGAACAAGGCCCCGTTAACTGAAAATGAATCGGTCATGATTTTGTTTTGCAGATGATGTAGCAGCCTTTTTTGGCTGACTCGGACTGAACTGAATACTTGTACTGATCAGATTCCTTAGTCATGCGACCGGTGATCTGGGCGATGGTGCTGGCCTTGAAGCCTTCATTGCTTTCCTTGTTGTAGTAAGAAACAAAAAGGCTAGTATCAGGAGTCAAGGAGGAAATCTTCTCCCGTAGCGGGGTTGTTTTACTGTGTCGGCTTGTGCGTGCTGGAATATCAGCAGCATTGACAACCTCAATAGAAGACATAAAAGGTCTTAGCTTGCGAGAAATACTTTAACTCAAGCTTGCGATTTTAGCAATAAGCTGATTGTGCTCGTCCTCCGAAAGATCGTTGGAAGCCCTTAGTTCAGAGATGCGCTGACGAATCGATTCAAGCTGCGATGGGTCAGCCTCATCAATCTTTTTCATTGCAGGCTTGAACACACCTGTAGGGTGCAGCTTTTGCACAATTTTGCGGCGTTTAGGCGGTGTCCACTCACAGCTGATCTGTTCGTCAATCTCAGGGCTTCCGTAGATGCGAATACAGGGTTCATCCTTGCGAAGAGGGTGGGGCATGACCTGATTGGTCGCGTAAAAAGTCACACGCCGTCCAGGCCACAACGCCACATCGTTACCCAAAAGCTTGATCAATGGAATGGCATTGATTTTGGCCAAAGTCAGTTCAGGGTTAATTTCCTGAAACGACATGATCGTTTGGAGCTTGGGCTCCTGATCATCAAAGGCCACCTCAGCTGTACGAACGCCTTTGACCGTCAGAGTCATGCGCCCGGAAGCCGGGAACATGAAAGCTTTTAGCCAAGGCTCATTCATTAGATCACCTACAAATTCCATCAAACTCCCTCCAATAAATCAGCAACGTCAGTGTCATTGGCTGGATCGTCAACTTGGAACCATCGTGGAGCTTCCATCGTGTTAATGCCCCACGATGGCCACTCGTTAGTTCCGCGACAAGCCTTGATGCCTGCAATCGCATCGTCACGACGCTGACGGCCAACCTCCAACAGCTCATCGCTGATGATATTCACCGAGTAATTGAACGGATAAGCCCACTCGTAAGCCAGCAACACGATCTGCTTTGGATAAGCGCCGTGGCGGTCGAGGAACCCCTCAGCATAGTGTGCGCATTGAATGTCATAGCCCAACGCAAATGACTGCCTTGCGAAATCGCGTGGGTTTGCACTGCGAGCTTTTTTTAGATCCACAAGCACGCCGTCTTCTGGTTGCTCTAAATCAGGCAGGTAACGGCACTCAACATCGTTATCAGCGTCATGCCAGAAATGAGGCACCTGACCCGAACCCTGCAAAAACTCAGAGGCAACTGGATCGTTTTTGAGCTTGCTCACGATCAATTGCGCAGTGTGGTGCCACTCCTCAGTAATTAAGTCCGCGCACTTGGAGCGGGCAAGTTCTTGAGCCTCGGCCCAGATTTCTTTGCCTGCTTTTGTGCGACGGTCTGCTCTTGGGGCAACGACGTATTTACGGCTAAATTTTTCGGGCTCTGTGATCAAACAGTCAACCAATGAGCCCTGGCGCATTGCGTCAGATGGCACCATCGGCATACGGTCTGGATCTTCATAAGCAGCCCAATAGTCAATTGCTGTGCCGCAAGCGTATTTCTTTAGCTTGCTAGCTGATAAGGCGGGATGATCGTGATAATTCATTGGTTTGGTAGTTCAAGTTCCATTTCAATCCAGTAATGGCGCATTTCGCCATCACCAACCAGTAGCCGTGCATCTTCAATTAGATCTTCATCAGTACCGCCGGGGTAGCCGATCACGCACCAAGTGCCATCTTCAGCGGAAGCGGCCAAGGCTCGTGCCTTGACCGGTCCGAACCGCTTGGGCTCCCATACAGGCACAGCTTTGCTTGTCATTCAAAAACGCAATGATGTTTGCAAGGCAAATAGTACCACTGTTTCGACTACTCCGCAATGGAAACGGAGAAGCCCAGTGCCGCAGCTTCATGTTCTGTCATCTTCTTCGCCCACATCTTCGGAACCAGATCATTCCAAGTAAAACCAGCGTCTTTGCAGTGCTGACGCTGTTCGTACCCCAAATTACTGACGTAGACATGCCTTGGCAGCAAGGCATTATCAATCAGCTGCTCTAGCTGGGGCTCGCGCTTCATGACCTCTGCCAAGTAGATGCAATCAGTCAGCGCACGGTGAGCGTTCCAAACCGGCACCCCGTAGTCGACGGAAAGCGACATTACGGACGGACGGCTGCGCCTACTGCTCAGCGGCCACTGAATATCGTCCATCGTGCAGATCCAGGTCAAAGGCATCGAAGGTAGTGAGCCCCTCCCTCCAAACCATTGCTGGTCAAAGGCCGCATTGTGAGCTACCGCGTAATCTGCTTCCGCAACCATCGCCCAGAATGATGCCGCCATTGGAGACGTGAGATCCGGCGCTCTCATGGTCAGTGACGGTTGGATGCGATTTACAAACTCAGCCTCGTTTGTCAATGTCGGCAACAAAAATGACACCTGGCAGATAACAGATCGCAACTCAACATCAAACAGCACAGCTCCCAGCTCAATCACCGTACTGTCGGCTGGAGTCAACCCA